CCCTATACTATGTCGATTTATGAGATATACAATAGGGTGAAGGATGGGAACCCCGAACTAATCAAAAAAATTACAACAATACGCTCCCTGGAGAAGTCAGACCCCGAGCATGACCGCCTCAAGTCATCACTCAATGCAATCATGTTCAACGGCATCTTCACTGAGCGCAATGACAACAGCTTGGTCGAACATAGTGGGTTGTGCATCCTGGACTTCGACCAATATCCAAATGCCAAGGTGATGGATGCTGAAAGAAAGCGCCTCATCGATGACCCTCATGTGATGATGGTGTTCACCTCCCCATCAGGCAATGGGTTGAAAGCAGTCATCCGCATCCCAAAATGCGATAAGGTGGAACACAAGCGCAGATTCACAGCATTTGGCAAGTACTTCCAATCAGAATACTTTGACCTCAAGAACAGCAATGTCAGTCGAGTGTGCTTTGAATCCTATGACCCGAAGATATACTTCAATGAGTTCTGCCAAGAGTTCAACGGCATTGAACACGATCAAGGTTTCAACTACACTGAGCGAACACCAACCTGTGTACTCAATGATGAGGACAAAATCATCAGCCTGATTGAACGCTTCGACCATGGTTGTGAGTTTGTTGAAGGCAGTCGCAATGAGTTTGTGTTCAAACTGGCAGCTGTTCTTTGCGAGTATGGCATCCATAAGGATACAGCAGAGCAGTACATTTGGACCAAGTACTGCCAAGGCTCATCATTCTCAGAGCAAGAGATGGTCACCACCATCAGAAGTGCATATAAAAAAGCTACTTTCGGAATGAAGTACTTTGAGGACAAGGATACTTTTCAGAAAATTAAGCAGAAGCTGAAGAGTGGCATCCCTGAGGAGGATATCAAAAAGCAGTTGAATGTGCGTGGTGATGTGGTTGAGGATGTCAAGAAAGAAATCAAGACAGGTGATGATATCTTTTGGTCCAAGAATGACAAAGGAACAGTCACAGTGGAACCATTGAAGTACTCAGAGTTCTTGGTCAAGAATGGATTCAACAAGTACTATCCTGAGAATGCAGAGAAGCCAACCTTTGTCCGGGTGATTGAGAATAAGGTGCGCATCAGTAGTACTGAGCAAATAAAGGACTTTGTGCTGAGTTATCTCCAGGAGAAAGCTGAGCTTGATGTATGGAACTACTGCTCAAAGCAGACCATCCTATTTAATGAATCATTTCTGAATATGATTGACAGCATCAATATCCTAATGCTCCAGGATACAAAGGATGCCTCATATATCCCATACAAGAATGGAGTGGCTAAGGTGACCAAGGATGCAGTTGAGTTGATGTCATACATCGATGTTGATGGCTACATTTGGGAGAACCAAATCATACAACGTGACTTCAAATTGATAGATGACCACAAGAATGACTTTGAGAACTTTGTAAGCAAGGTATCTGCTGACGATTCTCAGCGCATCTCAGCACTTGAAACCACACTCGGCTATCTTATCCATACCTACAAAGATAAAACTGACCAAAAAGCAATAATTTTCAATGACCAAGAGATTGATGACAACCCGAATGGTGGCTCAGGAAAGTCACTGATGTTGACCGCCATCGGTAATCTGCGCAAGATTGTCAAGATTGATGGCAAGAGTTTCAATCCAAGCAAGTCAGATTTCGTATATCAGCGAGTGAACCTCGATACTCAGATACTTGCATTCGATGATGTGCGCAGAAACTTTGATTTCGAGCAACTGTTCTCCCTGATTACTGAAGGAATCACCGTGAATAGAAAGAATAAAGATGAGATTTTCATACCTTTTGATCGTAGTCCAAAGATTGTCATCACAACCAACTATGTCATCAGTGGTGCCGGTTCATCACATGACCGCAGAAGGCATGAGTTAGAGTTCTTTCAGTACTTCCATGCCAAGCGCAGTCCACTCGATGAGTATGGTCGATTGTTGTTCGACTCTTGGGGTGAGAATGATTGGCTGAGATTCGACAACTACATGATTGGATGCCTTCAGAATTATTTGCAGTTCGGACTCGTCAAATCAATCAGTATCAACGCAGATGCCAAGCGATTCATCCAGGCAACTTGCAAGGATTTCTTTGATTGGGTTGAGGAAGGCAATCTTCCGGTATCAACTTACCACTACAATACAGCTAAGCTGCAAGAATTTACCTCTGAGTTTACAGGATTCAAAGACCTTGAGCCACGCAGATTCCTGAAATGGGTGCAATCGTATGCCGACTTCAAAGGCTACAAGATGACCAAGGGAAGGAACCACAACGGCAGATACTTTGAACTTGAGTCAGAGCAGTCGACCCCACCGACTGATGGAGATGTGTGGGATGAGTTAAATGATAAAGCTAAAAACCTATGACACGACAAGAACGACAAATCCTAAAAGATTTACAACTCAAGCACAAGATGGCTAAGTATCCAAACATGAAGCCTGAGATGATTGCGCTCACGCACTGGAATGACAACTCAGCGAATGAACTCACTAAGTCGGTGATTGCATTCCTTCAGTTCAATGGATGCCAAGCAGAGCGAATCAACACAATGGGTGTGTATCGCAAAAAGTACCGCACTGATGGTGTTGCCATTGGTGGGCAGTGGACCAAGGGAACAGGTACACCAGGTTCAGCAGATATATCCGCCACGATCAAGGGCAGAAGTGTGAAGATTGAAATCAAATACGGCAAGGATAGACAATCTCAAGCACAAAAGGACTATCAGAAAGCCATCGAAGAGGCTGGTGGTACCTACATCATCGTGAAAACTTTTGCAGATATGCTGAATTTTTACAATGAATTTACACAAGTAATCAAATAAATGTTTATTTTTACAATCAAAACAAATCAATTATGACAACAACAAGAAAGAAAGCAGAGGGAGCAGAGATGCCAACCCTCAACATTTGGCAGAAGTTACACGCTGCCAAGCAGCAAATTGGCAAGGTGTCCAAGAATGCAACGAATCCACACTTTAAAAAGAGTTACGCTGATATCAATGCGCTGCTCGATACGGTGGAACCAATCCTTCACGAGCATGGACTGCTATTGTTGCAGCCTGTGGTTGGCAATGATGTAGTCACTCGCATCATCGACATCGAGACAGGTGAACATATCGAGTCATTCATGAGCTTGCCACCAATCGTGGACCCTCAGAAAGCACTGGCGGCTGTTACCTACTTCAGACGAGGTACCATTCAATCACTCCTCTCACTTCAGGCAGTTGATGATGATGGCAACACAGCAACCCACGCAGCGACATCAAAGCCGAAGTTAAGCAATGAGCGATTTGAAAGCGCAGTCGCATCGATTGAAGCTGGCAAGTACACAGCTGAGCAGTTGGTTGCCAACTACGCACTCACTGAAGTTCAACTCAAAGCACTGAAGTTATGAAATGGCATCCATCTCAAATCGGTAAACTGATGACCAACGGAAGAGGGAAGTCAGAAATGGGAGAGACCGCCAAGAGCTACATCAGACAGGTGGCGAAGGAGGACTTCTATAACTACACAACTGAACTCAACAACAAGTACATCAACAAAGGAAGAGAGCAAGAACTCGAATCCATATCACTACTCAATGCAGTGCGCTTCACTGACTACCGAAAGAATGAGATAACAGTCGAGAATGACTATCTCATCGGCACAGCTGATATTGTCCTGGACAACAAAATCATCGACATCAAAACATCGTGGTCATTGGATACGTTTCCAGCTACACCTGATGAAGGATACAACTCATCTTATGAGTGGCAGCTTAGAGCCTACATGATGTTGTATGATAAAGGCATGGCTGAACTTGTGTACTGCATGGTGACCACTTGGGATGAGTACCTCAACGAATGGGAGAACCTTCAGCTGCATCGAGTCGACCACATTGACCCTGAGAAACGAATCACTGTCCTATGGTGGGACCGAGATGAGGATAAAGAGATTCAGATGATTGAGCGCCTCAAGCTGGCATCTGAGTACTATGATGAGTATTATAATCAATTAGTAAATAAGTAGAATGTCACACAACAAGATACAATCTGAATTTCTAAATGATGAAACGCACATCGTGTATTGGGAGCAATACTTCACGAGTCAAACATTCAAAAAATTAAACACTGAAGATTATACAATCATCAGGGACTTTGTTGAAGAGGCAGCTCTTCTGATGAGTGCAGGTCACAAATTACAAATCGAAATCAAAATCAAAACCAAATAACATGGAAGAATTAAAAGCAAAAGGCACAATACACCTAATCGGTGAAGCAAGACAAGTGAGCGACAAGATGAACCTCAGGGAGTTCGTTCTATCAATCGGAGATAAGTATCCTCAGTTGGTACAGTTCCAAGCAGTCAATGAGCGAGTGAAGTTCCTTGATGGTGCGAAGCCAGGTCAGGAATGCGAGGTCAAGTTCGACCTCAGAGGTCGTGAGTACAATGGGAAGTACTATGTCTCATTGAACGCATGGGACATCCGCATCGAAGCATTAGCAAAAGCACCAGCATCAAAACCAATCACTGATGAAATCGATGACGATTTACCTTTCTGAGGGTGAGAATATAAGGGAGTTCATCCAGCGAGAGTTGGACTCCCTTCTCGTCAAGAGATACAAGATGACCCACATGGCGGAAGATATGAAAGTGAATTACTCAATGCTGTACCGCTTCATGAATGGCAAGTCAGTGAGCGAGGAGTTCTACATCAAAGCATTCAAATACCTGATGCAATGAATCCAAAATACTTCATCGCCTATATAGGTACCAAGAATGACAACCTCGACAAGTTGGTTGCAAGAGTACACGACCTATTCAACATGATGCCAAAGGTCAACAGTTGCATCGTGTTGACATTCTCTGATGAGGTGCATATCTCTGAAGTGACTGCTCAGGAATTTTATGAACAATGGACAAGCCTAAACTAATGGAACAACAAACACAAGACCCAATACTGCTCAGAGTGCTGGCGAAGTATTACGAGCGCAGCAATACAGGCATCAAGAAATATGGTCGCACTTTAGATCGTGATGACCTCAGCTTCCTCGATTGGTTGAACCATCTCCAGGAGGAGTTGATGGATGCGACACTTTACATTGAGAAGCTGAAAAAGGAAGCTCAAAAGAAGAGCATCATTGAGTTGATGAACATGGATAGTTATGAACCAAAAAGCTGCGCGTGCTATGGCAGTAACTCAATGCACGAATGCAATTGTAAATAGGAAAATGCAACGCTAAACACGGTTAGTTTATCGTAGCAAAAACACGAACTAAATAAATCAGAATAAGATGACAGCAGTAGAATGGTTGCAAGAAAAGTATAAGCAACAAGGTGTAATTTTTAATTTGCAATTTGAACAAGCCAAAGAAATGGAGAAAGAGCAGAAAATTGAGTTTGCTAAACTTCACGTACAAACAGCATTGAAAGCAGTTGAAAATGAAATGATTCTTCAAGCATCATCAGTCAAGCATTGGTATTTACCCGAAACTATTAAGTAACCTTGAAATTTAAAAGTATGACAGCAGTATTAGATTTTATTGTATCAGCAGTTTTGCTATTTATGATGGTAGTAAACATATTTATAATAGTAACCTTTAAATCAGAATAAGATGAAAGAATTTGTACCTTATGAGTTGGCGGTTAAACTCAAACCAATTGGATTTGATGAAGAGTGTTTTGGTTATTACCATGTTAATGTTGGTTATACAAAAGGTTATGCTTTTTGTTATTTTGATAAGCCAAAAAGATTTAAAGATGGGTTTGATTTATTAGCCCCGACATTCTCACAAGCATTTAGATGGTTTAGAGAGAAAAATATATATGCTACTATAAACACTTACCATAGTGTAAATGAGGACAAGCCTTTTGGTTTATCAATTGATTATTTACATGAATCGGGCAAATGGGGTTATTTTGATTATAGGGGTGAAAGTGACTTTGAAACCTATGAAGAAGCAGAACTTGCTTGTCTTGAAAAGTTGATTGAAATTGTTGAATCTAAATCAGAATAAGATGAAAGTAACAATAGAATACGACAACGAGCAAGAAGCTATCCAAGCACTCAATGCTGGTAATTGGCAACAAGCATTGTGGCAGTTGGACCAAGAACTCAGAGGCATCGTCAAGCATGGATACATCGGACATCGAGAGGCACATGATTTAGAGATTGAAACCTACGACCAATGCCGTAAGATGCTGCGTGAAGCAATGGAAGATAACGACATAACCTTTGACCTATGAGCCACAACCAAAACGAGCGTAACGAATACTGCGCAGCAATCGCCACAATGATACTCGTGGCACTTGTGAGTATCGTTCTGATTATTTCAGCTATCTTTGAACTATGGAAGCACTAATCACAGGACTCGCAATCGGATGGCTTATTGCCAAATTCGAACCTCTGCACTGGCTCATTGACTATGTATTCATTCAATGGCTACCTGATGCAAAATTCATGCAGTACGTTCACTCATCATTCGGATGTTGGAAATGTACCTCATTTTGGACCACTTTGATACTTACAGGCAACATAGTCGATGCCGCACTCGTCTCAATGGTGGCATATCTTATCACTCAATGGACACAGGACTGACACAAACGGACATCGAATATATCGCAACAGTGATTGCGATGGATGATGTGCACCGATTTAGCAAGAAAGCACTGTTGCCTCTCAAGAGAATCAAAGAGAAGATGACAGGCAAAGCTGATAAGGAATGCTTCTGCTCTATGGTGAGGCGCAAAATTTGGTACAAGGACTTCATCAATTGGTATGAAAGCATCGCTTGACCGATATATCACCAGGCATCATGCCGAGCTATTTCGATACGCTCGGTTTTTTTGTTCCAAGTACAATCCAAGGCTCAATCCGGATGTTGTCATCAACAACGCATACCTTCATGTGGTGTCAATTCAGAATCCTGGACCCGACCCCGATGTCAAGGGACTCATGATGAACTCCATCAAGCGCCAAGTGATGTGGCAGAACCTCGACACCAATCGACAGGAGCGGCTCCTATCAAGTGAAATCGCCATTCCTGATATGATGGTGGATGATACTGACCTCAATGACAAGATAAACATCGAGAAAGAGTACCATGGATGGAAGTCATGCGTGGATATCTATCGAGATTCACTCACCGACAATGTGAAGATAACAGTTGCTAAGGCTTACTTCGATGATGGCTATACAACAGCACGATCAATGGCGAAGTATTTCGATATACCACCTACATCAGCACACTACCTTATCGCAGAAATTAAAACAAACCTAAAAACCATATACAATGAAAATCAAAGCAGAACACCAGGGCAAGACCATCATCAAGAGGACAACGCTCGGAAACACAACCATCGTTGTTGACAACATAGATGTGACCAAGTACCGATATTATGTGTCCATAGGACTCGGATACCTGTTCGAAAAGGAAGCAGAGACCACAACAACACCTGAGCCGATTCAGTACACTGGAGTCGAGGAGGATGAACAGGTTGAAGCACCAGCAGTTGAAACACCAAAAAGACCAAGAAATGCCACAGCCAAACGCAAACGAGCTTAAAGACGATTTTCTCTCTCGCTGCATGGGAGATGAGAAAGCACTCAATGACTTCCCTGATGAGGCTCAACGCTTCGCAGTTTGTAGCTCACT